AAATCAACGAAGAAGAAGTTCCTGTCACAAGCCTAAAGCCTATTCAGGGTCAATTGAAGGGCGAGAAGGTTGCTGGAATGTACGGCACACTTCTATCGGCACAAGCCGACCCAGACAACTACGGCAAGCAGGCTTCGCGTCTGCTTGAACCGATCTATGTTTCGGATGGATATGTTATTGACGGTCATCACCGTTGGGCAGCGCAGTGTGCTGTGGATATTGCGAATGGAGCAGGTGCAAACACTACAATGAAGACTCGCACAATCACAAAGGGCGGCAAGGCTGTTCCTGTGGACGAGATCATTGACTTCTCCAACAAGTTCCAAAAAGACATTGGGTTGCTTAGTCAGACTCGCGGTGGTGAAACGATTCCAGAAAAGAAGCCTGAAGCCAAAACACAGAAGGAATGGACTATGAGCAAGTTTGGAAGCGGTCGTTTCGGTCGTATCGTTCAGTCGCTCCACGAATCAGCGCAGGCTCGTCTTGACGAGGCTCCAAAGCGCAAGTTCGACAGGACTCCTACCCTCGGCACATTCCGCTCGGGAATGGACATCAACACAGACGATCCAAACTACTACGCGGGTGCGCTGAAGCCGTCCAAGCCACGCAAAACCGATGCAGCAGGCAATTTGCTCAAGACCGCAAAGCAGCAGAGCAAGATCACCGCAGGCTGGCAGAAGACGCAGCAAACCGTTCAACAGAACATTACTACGGCTCAAGACCTGATCGACACCGCAGAAATCAAGCCTGTGGGAACCACATTCGAAATCTACGGCAAGAAAGGCGGCAAGGAAGCCACCATCAAGGTGAAGAAGGTAATGAAAATGGGTGATGTGGTGTTCATGGTTGGAACCACCGAGGTGGAACTGTACGCCGCAGGAACTGGTCTTCAGGTGTTGAACAAGAAGACTCGCCGCGCTATGCTTGATGCAGGCAACGACATGATTTGGGAGAGTGCGGACTTCCTTGATGTGGGTCGCATTACTCTGAACGAACTACGAAAACTCTCCAAGGACGAGTTGAAGACCATTCGACCAGGCATGACAAAACCAAAGCCGAAGAAGTGAGGTGAACTGTGGCAACCACAGGCAAGGCTGCTTGGGCAAAATACTTCAACACGGGAAAGAACATTGAAACCGTTCTGAAGAAGCAGTCCAAGATTTTTGATGTTGACACCGAGCGTGAAATCGGAAGTCTTGATGTTGGAACAGAAATAGTGTTCATCACCACAAAGGCTTTTGAAAAAAAGCCTACGGTAAAAGTCGTAAAAACTAAAAAGGTTGTTCGTGTTGAGTTTGACAAGATTGCAAAGCCTGGTGTGCGTTCAAGCACAGCAGCAAGCCTGAAGCCGCAGGCTTTCGGTGTAAAGGATCAGGAGTATCCTTTCAGGTCTTACTCCAAACTGATACGAGAAAACATTGAAGAGCGAAAAGACCTGAAGGGTGATGTTCGTGCGTACCTGTCTGCGTTGATAGAATACGCAGACGATCCAACGGCAAAGAACAAAGCAGCAGTTCAAAAAACTTACAAGGCTGCTGCTTCAGTTCCCACGGCAGACATCGTGAAGGATTTTGGTGAAGTGGCAGGACCGTTCGGTGTATTGAGCGGAAAACTCATCGGGGGTCTATCCGAATCAAACACAGCAGTGTATATTCCTGCTCGTCCAAATGAGCCGCTGATGGATTATGCGGTCATCAACACCGCCAAGAAGCGCAAGTATGTAATCTCTGCAAAATCGGGAACCACATCAAATGTAGTGAAACCCACAGACATCATCAATCTCATCAACAAGGTTTCAGCAAAGAAGACCAAATGGAGCCGAACCACCCAATACAAAGTACTTGAGATACTTGGTGGAGCAAGCATTCTGCACGGACCAGTACTCGCTGCTGCGTATTTGGGCAGCAAGGGGTTCAAGGAGTTTGCCAGTATATCACAGAAGGCTGCTGATGATTTTGTAAAAAGCGTAAAGGGCGGATCGTCTACAGCGTACAGCAAGGCTTTGTTCTCCAAGTTCATCTCGGGAAACGAGTATCTGAAAAAGAAAAAGTCTCCCACTGCAAACGAAATAATGTATGAGTGCGAGAAGGCAATCGGTGCGTTGTCAAAAACCGCTAAACTAGATTTCACCAATCTGTTTCGTGATGCTGTGAACGAACAGGTTTACTACATCAAGTTTGCCATAGATAATACTGGCATTCCAGATTTCGATCTTATTGGAGACACGCCAGAGGAGTTAAAGGCTCGCGTGTTCCTCCGCAGCAAAAACGGATACACCAGAGCATCCGATAGAATAGGTGTCCAGATATGAAACCATTCAAGGAACTACGCGACCACGCATTCTGCTCTCTGCAACGCATGATTTTTGAGGAGTTCGATGCCGAACTCACCGAAGAGAAGATCGTGCTTGATATGCCCAGTTTCTCGCGGGAAGATGTGGTGGAGTACCTTGAGGACGAGGGAATCGAATGGGAAGAGAAAGACGGCGTAATCTACATTCTTGATCCTGTAGAAGAAGCAGACATCACCGTTGAGGTGGAAGAGGAAGAAGAGATAGAAGAAGAGATTGAAGTTCAGACAGAAATGCTGAACGAAGTGGCAGCAAAGCGCAAGATCGTGGTTCGCAAAGGCAAGAAGCGAATCTTGTTCAAGTGTGCGCCAGGCTTCAAGAAGAAAGGACCGCGCACTTGCGTGAAGCGTCCTGCGGGACAACTCCGCAAAATGAAACTCACTGCCAAACGATCTGCTCGAAAGAGCAGAGGAAAGCGAGCGCAGGCAAAGCGAAAGCGAAAACTCTCACTTCGTAAGCGGCTCACATTCGGGCTGCGACCAAGAAAGAAGTAAACAATGATTAACCATGAAGTAACCGACATTGGTGGGTCGGTTCGTGTGAACTGCACAGAGGGGATGTGTTCTCTCTCCTACCAATTTTCCAACAATACTGCCCCGCTGTGCATGACTTGCTCTGTGGGCAGAGGATCAGTTCCGCACTTGGTGTCGTGTGTGCTGTCTTCTCTTGTGGAAAAGCACTCCCCTGTCGTGGTGTTGATGCGCTCAAAAGACACCGCTGTTCGGTTTCACCCACGAATAGGAGAACTGTTTAGGTGTTGGACAGAGGGTGACCAAACGGTGTACGCAAAGGCATTCGCGTCCAGAAAATTGCTTGAGAGAGTGTGCAGCCTGTCGTATGCCATGCAGAACGCTGACTTTGTGCGAGTTCAAAACGATCAGGTAGATTTGTTTGACTACCACGATGTACTGAAGGGCATACGCGAACACACCAGTCCGTTTGAGTTCCTGTCCATCAAGGAAGAGTGCGACTATTCCTTGAAAACTTGCGCCGTTGGATGCTTGCGAACGCTGGTGGAGTGTGCCGAGGGAGAGATGGAGTCGCTGTCCATGAGCGACCGCGAAGCGTTTGCAGAGGTGGCGCGTAGACTACTATCGCAGCAGGAACTTGAGACATTCAGATTCGATACAAAATACTCGTACATACAAGAAGCGGTAACGGGACTGTTGCTTCCTGCGCTTGTGAAATACGGAGCAGATCACCCATTCACCTCTGCGGTGTTTGCGGAGTTTTCAAAACAGGCATCTGTTTATACTAAGGCATCAGAACAATTCATGGACGAGTACGGTGAAATAATGAATCAGAAATCGCAGTCCGAAGACGAAAGCACTACATACTAAAGGAGAGTACCATGACAAACATGAGACAATATCTTGCTTGGCTGAAGCAAAATCAGCAGAACAATCCCGAGTGGCAAGCCGCCAACAGGTGGCAAAACCGCAATCAAACCTCCGTGAATACGCCCAAGCCCGAGGAGAAGCAGGGACTCCCCGAAGGCAGCGAAGTGGTGGAAGAAACACCAGAAGAGTGAAATGAAGACTTTTGATCATGCGTTTGTAAATCTGAACGAAGAAATTGAAAGCGTTGAAACTCCGCAGGGGCGGCGATACAAGACCCCTGACGGATTTTTTCCGTCTGTCACCACAGTGACGGGATGGAAGAAGCGGGCATTCTTTGCCAAGTGGCGGCGCGACAACCCCGAAGAATCCAAGCGAGTACTATCCCGTGGCACAAAACTACATTCGATTATTGAAACCTATCTCCGCAACGATCTATCGCCAACTGTACTTGCTGAGGTCACGGGGACAAACGAGGCGGATCTGTTCGCGTCCATGCAACAGGATATTGACCGTATCGGGACGATCTACGCTATTGAAGTGCCTCTGTGGTCCAAGAAGGTTGGCTTGGCAGGGCGGACGGATTGCATCGGAGAATTTGATGGCGTGCCGTCAGTCATCGACTTCAAGTCATCCAACTATCCTAAATCGGAAGATGCCATTCAGGATTACTTCATGCAAGCCACCGCGTATGCCCTCATGTGGCAAGACCGCACTGGACAGGAATTGCGAAATATTGCCATTCTGATCGGTGTGGAGGACGGTGGATCACAAGTGTTTACCGCCGATCCACGGGAATACATTGAAGACCTAGTGGATGCCATTCGCACCTACCGCGAAGAACAGGCAGTCCAAGTTTCCTAAATATGGAAGCGGAGGACTGCATTGATACGATTCACACAGCACATCACAGAGGCATTCAAGGCTAAGAGTGGCAAGAATGTCCACTTGGAACACCTTGAGGACGAAATTCTGAATGACGGCTACGCAGGATTCGGTCGTGCGGTTAGTGCTGTGCGTGGTGTCATGGAGACATTCGGCGCAAACGAGCCGACCGCATACGACATCACGGTAAAGTGGGATGGCGCACCTGCGATCATCTGCGGCATCGACCCTGCAAGCGGTCGATTTTTTGTTGGCACGAAGAGCGTGTTCAATGTGACACCCAAACTGAATTTCACGAATGCAGATATTGATGCCAACCACCCCGCAGACGGACTGAACGCTAAACTGAAACTCGCTCTGAAGTATTTCTCCAAATTGGGAATTCGTGGAGTTCTGCAAGGCGATCTGCTTTTCGATAGCGACACAGTGCAGCGCGAAACCATTGACGGCAAGCCCCATCTCACCTTCCGCGCAAACACCATTACCTACGCAGTCGATCCCAAGAGCGAACTCGGACAGCGCATCCGTGCTGCGAAGATCGGCATCGTGTTCCACACAGCATACGAGGGCGACTCGTTGCAGACGATGAGCGCACGATTCAATCCCGACATCTCGTACCTGAAGAAGTCCAAGGATGTGTGGTTCGACAACGCTACCCTCCGCGTGGCAGACGGCAGTGGACTGTTCTCCGCACACGAACGCGAGAGCATGGAGCGGACAATTGCTTCACTCACGAAGCAGGCAGGTTCGCTGAAGACCACCATGAACGGCATCGCCAAGAACGAAGGCGTGAAACTAGCCATCAAGACATACATCAACGGATTGGTGCGGTCAAACATGGGCAGCGGTCATGCCGATGTGAATCAACTGCTTGCCATGATGAGCGACAAGGCGCAGAGTGTGCGGAAGAAGCCGAGCAACAAACCCACTCCAAGCATGGAGTGGATCAAGCGCAATCGCAACCAGATCAATCAGGTTTTCGCCCTACATAATGCGTTGGCGCAGTTGAAACTGATGATCGTCCACAAACTCGCTTCACTCAAGGGTGGAGTGGGCACATTCGTGAAGGACGGAAAAGGATATCGGGTTACCACACCAGAAGGTTTCGTTGCGATTGATCGCATGAGCAACAAAGCCATCAAGTTGGTAGACCGCCTTGACTTCTCGCGCAGTAACTTCACTGTAGAGAAGACTTGGAAAAAAGGGTAACGAGCAGTTGGTGTCTGAGGTGCAATATCGGAGGTGATCCCAGTGGCAAAACAGGTTAGAGGTAAATCTCAGTCTGCGCGACCAGGCAAAACCATCGTGGTTGCCTTTGGTCGCTTTCAGCCACCAACTTCTGGACACCAACTGCTCGTTGACAAAGTGGTGGAGGCTGCAAAGAAGCACGGCGCAGAACACGCCATGTTCAGCAGTCGCACCAATGATCCTAAAAAGAATCCTCTTACCCCCAAGCAGAAGTTCCACTATCTGAAGCGGTTCTTTCCTGAAGCCAACTTCATCGACAACGCCAAGATCAAGAATCCCGTGGATATGCTGTACTGGCTTGCGGACAAGGGATACGATCATGTGCTGTTGGTTGGAGGTCAGGATCGTGAAGGCAAATACGAAGCCTTGATGAAAGATTTGATGAAGCCCACAGCCAAAGATCCGCTCAAACTGAAATCTCTCAATATGATAAGCGCAGGAAAGCGTGACGATAGTGCTGGAGGTGTGCAGGGCATGAGCGCGTCCAAACTCCGTGCTGCGGTGGCAGCAAACGACATGGCTACATTCAAGAGCGGAATGCCTCGCCGTGCGAATCAGCGCGATGTGGTGTCGCTGTTCAAGGATCTGAAAGCAGGAATGGGAACCGCTACTCCCAAGCGAAAAACCGTGAAGGAAGGGTTTGACTACCAAGACCTGTATTCCGCTGCGGCTATCCGCCTCATAGAAAGCGACAAGTACAAGCGGCGACCCGACACTCCTGGTCAGACAGGCGGATTCTCCAAGCACAATAAGATATTCCCGACTCCTCCGTGCGCGATTGACGAGGACTTGGCGCGTTGGTTCAAGGAGAAATGGGTCAATATTGGTGGCAAGAAAGACCCCAAGACAGGACAGTATCCGCCGT